TTATTATATATTATATAATAATTTATTAATTTATATAATTATTAATACAATAAACAATTAAATATAACCAAATAGTATATACAATCAAATAATACAACTAAACATATTATACTAACATGGCAGGTGGTTTAATGAATTTAGTTTCGGAAGGACAACAAAATATTATTCTAAATGGTAATCCATCCAAAACATTTTTTAAAACAACATATGCTAAATATACTAATTTTGGTTTGCAAAAATTTAGAGTTGATTTTGATGGTACAAAAACATTGCGTTTAAACGAGGAATCGTTTTTTACTTTTAAAATACCTAGATATGGAGATTTATTAATGGATTCTTATGTTTCTATTACATTACCTAATATTTGGAGTCCAATTTTCCCACCTCTCGGTAATACAGTATTATCGAATATTACTGGTGATACAGGATATAGTGGTTGGGCACCGTATGAATTTCGTTGGATACAAAATTTAGGTGCATTGATGATAAGCAAAATATCAATTACTTGTGGAAATCAAACACTACAAGAATACTCTGGTTCTTATTTATTAGCGATGGTTCAACGTGATTTTCCAGCCGAAAAAAAAGCATTATTCGATAAAATGATTGGAAACATTCCAGAATTGAATGATCCAGCCAATTCTGGATCACGTGTCAATTCATATCCAAATGCATATTATACTGAAGACCCTGCTGGTGCGGAACCTTCTATTCGTGGTTCAATATTATATGTACCAATCAACTCATGGTTTAGTTTAAATAATCAAATGTCATTTCCATTGGTGGCATTACAATACAATGAATTACATATAAATATTACATTTCGTCCTGTTAGTGATTTGTTTCAAATACGTGATGTTTTGGATCAAGTCAATAACTTTCCATATGTATCGCCTAATTTTAATTACTATTATATGCAATTATATCGATTTTTACAACCTCCACCCGATGTTAATATTAGTATTTCGTCTTACCTGGATACAAGAACACAGTGGAATGCGGATGTTCATTTAATATGTACGTATGGGTTTTTATCGAATGACGAGTCTCGCATTTTTGCTTTAAATGAACAAACTTATTTAATAAAACAAGTATATGAATCTATTTTTTATAATGTTACAGGTCCTAATAAAGTAGAATTAAATTCATTAGGCATGGTAGCTAGTCAAATGTTTTACTTTCAAAGAAGTGATGCAAATTTAAGAAATGAATGGAGTAACTATTCCAATTGGCCTTATAATTATTTACCCTATGATTTGATACAAGCACCAACAAATGGTATTTATCCTATTATTCAAATAAATCCTGACGGGCAAAAAATACCTGTATTTATTGGACCAGGTGTCAATCCAGACGGTAAATTAACAGGATGGATGATTACAGGTAACTATAATTCTCAAAACACAAGAGAAATATTATTAACCATGGGAATTCTTTTTGACGGTGAATATAGAGAGAATATGCAACCTGCAGGAGTTTATAATTATATTGAAAAATACACTAGAACACCTGGAAATGCTCCGGATGGGTTATATTGTTATAATTATTGTTTGAATACATCTCCTTTTGTTCTTCAACCATCCGGTGCAATCAATATGTCTAAATTTAACAAAATAGAATTAGAATTTGTTACTATAATTCCTCAATTAGATCCTTTAGCACAAGTATTGACTATATGTGATCCTACAACTGGTAATATTATAGGTATTAACAAACCAACCTGGCGTATCTACGATTACAATTTTAACTTGTATTATTTTGAAGAAAGATTAAATGTTATTCGTTTCATAAGTGGCAATTGTGGTGTATTATATGCGAACTAATCAATTACCTTTGTCAAATCTAGCGAAACTATTATTGCATGTTTTAATACCGCATAAAATGTCTTCATTTGCTCCTTTTGGTAAATCTTTTTCAGATTCATTCATATAACTTTGTCCCAAATCAGTAGATGGATTATCATAAAAATTATTTAATGCTGTTAAATATTTACAACCGCTACAATCTACATCAGATTTGCATTGTTCTCTTGTCAATAAACATTGAGATTTAGGACCACACCAATTACTGCATGTATATTTTGAAAAAGCAGACATATCAATAGCACTACTATGAATGTAATTTACTTTATTCATATCATAAGGAACAGTATTATTTATATTTGTATTATTTGTATTATTCATTTTACTCAATGAATCGAATGTTTCTAAATAGGTTCCAGGTTGCAAATAATCTTTATTCAATAAAAAATGAAGCCATTTAAATAATAAAAATAACAAAATAAAACACATTAAAAATAAGAAAAAATTAGTGTATTTATCTGATTGTTTGTTTTTTGTCATGTATATTTTTTAGAATTATTGTTAAAATAAAGAATAATATTATTATAGTATATTATACATATATCAAATATTATATATCAACACTTATCAAATAAATAATGGGATTTAGTGGTTGGCTTACTATATGGTCAATATCAATTGAAATTTTTATTATTTTATGTATTATTGCCCATTTTTTTGGAGTAATATCAAAAGAATTATTTTCATGGGCATTATCTAGTTTAAATTTTAATGAGATGGCGACAAACGCATCCGCATCGAATAAAGCGGCATTTAACAAATTTAAAACTTCAATTTACAATTTTTTACAGCGTATTTCACTTTTTGGCGCTCCACCAAAATCAACAGCTACCACAACATCACAATCATATGGAGAATTTTTAAAATATATTGGATTAAAGATAATAGCTGTGTTAATTCAAACATTTTTAGGAATATATGCATTATGGATGTGCAAAGTAGCACAGACTAATATTTTACCAAGTGATTTTCGTGCAGCACCTTATACCGATTTACCACCAATTATTGATCCAATTATAACACAAATTAATTTTTTTAAATTGGATGGAGAATACTACAGTACAAAATTATTATTTCAATATTTATACATACCTGATAAATCAGCTAATAATAGTAAGCAAATAAACAGTCAATTTTCATTGCTTAATATGTTACGTGAAATTAATGAATCACCTACAATTTCAGGAACAACAATGTATTTTATTTACCTATTTGAAAATTTATTTTGCTTAAATTTTTCGATGATTAATATGTTTTTTTCATTTTTTAATAGTTTTTACGAATGGTTTTTAGTATTATTTGGAAGTTATTTAATAATATTTGTTTTTGTAGTTAATATCTTGTTATCCAATATTGTTTTCATGTATATATTTTTCGCTGGTATTTTTGCATGGATTTGGAAATTGAATAAACCAGATATTATAATAGAAGATGGAAAAAAATTTGCAAAACCCAATTTTAAACAAAATTGGGTATATATAAAATTATTTACTATGCCTTTTACTTGGCTTTTTACTCTAATTGAAACAATTCTTTTATTGAATTGTTTTCTTCCATTTTTTGTATTAGGAAATATGGCAGTTTTTCCTTTTATAACAATGTATTGTATATTATCAATTTGTTTTATTATAGCAAAAATTTCAGAAGGTAGTAAGACTGGAGAAAATTATACATTTTTATCGTTGTATGTTAATAAAATTCGTTATATGCTAACACCTATTTTTATAATTATGTCTATTTATGTAATAATTGCAGCTAAAGCTTATTTAGGAAGTACAGAGAGAAACGCTGCAATTGTTGCAGTGGTAATTGGTTTAATTATTTTAATGAATATTCCAATTACAAATGCAAATGATTTTGGCACAAAAGACACGAAACCATATAATTATAATCAAGCAGAAAAACGAACTCAATTCAAGTTTTCATCTACCGTATTATGGGCTATTACTGGTGCTGTAACTAGTGGAGATTTAGCAATCAATGAATTTAATCAAATCAATAGAATACAAAAATTTGATAATTATGTAAGTGAAGTTCATGGAAAGCCACTTCCATATCCAGAATTGCGACAACGACAACAGCAATCACAACAGCAACAACAGCAACAACAGCAATCACAACAGCAACAACAGCAACAACAGCAACAACAGCAATCACAACAGCAATCACAACAGCAACCACAACAGCAACAGCAGCAACAACAACTACAGAATAAACAATCACAATCAGGTGGTAAAAATTTATTTACTGATGTTGATCAATCTGATGATTTAATAAAAAAAATGCAAACTCTTAATAATAAAATACGTGAAAACATTACTATGTCGGTTATGCCTATGTAAAATTATACAAATATGACAAATATGACAAATATGACAAATACATTATATGTGTTAAATAATATAAAATTAAATAAATGTATCAATATATATTTATTTAATCACAATGGGAAAGCAAAAAAAAAATGATAAAAAGAAATCTACCGTGTCATCACAAAGTAGTGAAACATCTTTATCAACAAAACAACTACCGTTTGTAAGTATATGTACTCCCACATTTAATAGACGACCGTTTATTCCTATTATGATTGAATGTTTTAAACATCAAACATATCCAAAAGATAGAATGGAATGGATTATTATAGACGATGGTACTGATAAAATTGGTGATATGTTATCAGAAATACCGCAAATAAAATATTTTTCATATGATACAAAAATGACTTTGGGAAAAAAAAGAAATTTAATGCATGAAAAATCAAAAGGTGATATATTGGTCTATATGGATGACGATGATTATTATCCACCAGAAAGAGTGAATCATGCTGTAGAAACATTATTAAAAAATCCACAAGCATTGTGTGCTGGATCTAGCGAAATGTATATTTTTTTTAAACATATTCAAAAAATGTATCAGTTTGGTCCATATGGTCCAAACCATGCAACTGCTGCAACCTTTGCATTTCATCGTAAGTTGTTAAATATGAGTAAATATGATGAAGATGCATCACTAGCAGAGGAAAAATCATTTCTAAAAAATTATACTGTTCCATTTGTTCAATTGAATCCATTAAAAACTATTCTTGTCTTTTCTCATGTTCATAATTCTTTTGATAAAAAGGTATTGTTAAACCAATCACCTAATCCATTTGTAAAAGAAAGTGTAAAGATTGTGAATGATTTTGTAAAAGAAGAATTCATTAAACAATTTTTTTTAGAAGATATTGATGAAACGTTAAATAACTATCATCCTGGAAAACCTGAAAATAAGCCGGATGTATTAAAACAAATGGAAGAAATAACAAAAAAAAGAGAATTGATGCAACAACAACAACAGCAACAGCAACAGCAAATGCAACAACAGCAACAAATACAACAACAATTACACCAGAATCATAATGTTATACAACAATTATTAAATGAAAATACTATGTTAAAAGAAAAAATCAATTATTTAGAAGGGAAAATCAAATTGTTTTTTGAAAGTAAAATAGCAGAAAAGAAAATACAATTATCAAAATCAAATTCAGATGCTATTACAGATGTAAATTCCCCATAATATTTATACCAATAAATATATGTGTAAATTATATAATAATTTTGTATTATATTATATAATTACAATTACAATAGACAACCAAACCACTAAATACCAGATATCACACATCACACATCACACATCATACATCATGTATTTGTTCAATGTATTTATATTATTATTAAACACTAAAATACAACATAAATCTCTAGTGAGATCAAAAACCCATAGTATATTATTTACAACTATTGATGACATAGATTACTCAGATTATAGAGATGATAACTTATTAATACCATCAGACAATGATAGTGATAATAGTTTTATTAGTATTAATAGCGCTAATAGTAACAAATATAAAAAATTAAATGGTTATGATCATCGTTATGATAATACCATCGAGCAATTTATAAATGATAAATTTTTACTCAATAAAATAGAGGGGTTTTTAATCAACAAAAAATTATTGGAAAAATTAATAAAAATTATAAAACAAAGAAATGAATATCTCAATGAAACATTGAGTGAAGGTTCAAACAACAATTCGATCGTATATCATCAATATGAATCTGATATTTTCGAACAAATCATACAATATAATAATGATAACAGAAATAAAAGTGTATTAACACCTGATATCTTTGCTGGTGGATTATTAAATGATTGGTAAAATTCGCAATCATCAACCAACAAATTCAATAATGTCTTCCTCTATTTCCCATCCGCTTTCTTCGTCTGTTATACTTGAATCTTTAAATGATTTATCTAAATAACGATACATTCTTTGAATGTCTAATTTATTAATTTCATAATTTTCAAATAAATTTAATAATTCATTAAAACACTCTGAATCATTAGTGTATTTATTTTTCAAACTGATAAAAAAAGCAAATAAATCTTTCTTATCCATTCCTAATTGTTGACACAAATTATGAATAAAATTATAATTATTGTATTCTGTTGAATATTTGGTTAATACTTTTGTAAAACGTATATTATGTGATGAATCCAATTGTGATTTTTCAGAAATTGTAGTTGTATTTGTAGTTGTAGTTGTAGTTGTAGATTTTGTGTTTTTGTTAGTCATTTTATTTATTTGTTTATTTGTTACTTTGTTAAATATTGTATTGTCATTTGTTGCATTAATAAAAACATTATTAACATCCTGATTAATAAATTCATGATATACTCGGTTGTTGTAAAATGTTTTTATCAAAGAACTCATTTCGTTAAATATCCATATTTGTTTTTGAAATGTAATTCTATCTATATAATCAGCAAAACATATATTATCTAATATTTTTAAATACACAGGCAACGAATTATTTATATTGTATTTTTCTAGTCTATCAATTATATTTTCATGCCATAATAATGCCACTATTGTACGATCTGTTTCATTCATTACATGTAAATGATCCTTCATCAAATAATTTTTATTAAATAAATTATTTGTAATCGATTTTGTATCTTGATTGTATGATTTTAGTTTTAGTATATTATCCACTACATATTCATTCAATAAACAATCATTTTTGCAATATATATTGTAAATATTATGCAACTTACGTAAATCACCTTGTATATAATGAATTAATTTTATTTTTAAGTTTGTAGTTATACATGGCATAATATTATTACATATTGTTTCTATTTGTTCATTGCTTGGTTTGTTTAATTCAAAAACATTGCAAACTTTCATGAGCTCATTTATTTTTTTGTCAATATGATAATTACCAATGCAAATAATAGGAATTAATGTAGTATCTTCACACTTTTGACGTTTCGTCTTTTTTGGTCTTATAAGTTTTATTAATGCATTTATACCACCTTTATCACCATTATTCATACCATCAATTTCATCCATAATAATCGCTTTTTTTTGTATTTTTTTGTGAAATAGACACATTATGCTTTTATCAGACATGTTATCCTTTGTAATTGTTTCTATAATTGACTTATTTCTTATATCACCCGCATTATAGGTAATAATATCATAATTTAAATCCTTTAATATATCTGTTACAAACTGTGTTTTTCCTATCCCAGGATCTCCATAAACATATATTCCTTTTTTAAATAATAAGTCTCGTTTGTTTTTTTCAAAATTGTTCAATATTTCTTTGATTTCACATGCTTGTTTAGTTCTTAATAATATGTTATTTATGTTATCTATCTTATCTATCTTATCTATCTTATCTATGTTTTGTAATTGATTTGGCATATTACTATATGTTACATTTTATTTTTATGTTTATTTTTTAACATATTCAATTAGAGTGTTTTTGCATTTCGTAGATGGTTTATCATTTTCTATCGATAAATATAATAAAAAATCTATAATATTCGCATATTTTTTATTTTTATATTTTATTTTGTTATTGGGTCTCTCATGATGAGTGTGGAGGTGAGTCTTTGCATATTTAATTATTTGTGAATTATACAAGATATCTTGTAATGCAATATGATTATCCAAACGAATTATATATCGAAAATATGTTTCCATTTTTTTCCCCGTTTTTTTTATATGTGTTTGTATAGTTGTCACGTGATATTTATCGTAATGTGTCTTTGATAACCATGTCAATACCTGATACGGTATATATTCATATATGTATCTGATAATTTCATTAGGAAAAAATTGTATTTGAGAGAACATGTACATAGACACGGAGATAGACATACACTATATATTACAAAATATAATTTTATGTGAAAATATAAAATTATATTATGAATGCAAATTTTTCAATATATATATATTATGATGATGATCGTTTTGTTGTTGTATTAGACACGGTTGTAGCTGTCGAACATCGGTTTGGGAAATCTGGCCAAATACCATCCCATGTTATTCCATTTGTACTAGCCCAGTTATATTTATTACATAAACCAGTTTGACTATTTGTAAATGCACTAGTACTAAAATTCATTCCAGTGGATGGTGTATTATAACTTGCATCAGGACAATTGATGTTGCCGGTTGCACTACAATTTCCTAAAGATTGAACATTTACACAATTTGCACCGTTTCCTGAAAAATCTACCCAATAATCAGGACATTGACCTATAATTGGTGGCCATGTATTAACAGAAGGATTTTTTACTAATAAATATCCTATTATTACTAAAATAATGACAAGAATAATTATAGCAATCGTCAAAACAATTTTTTGAAAACTAGCCATGTTGTTTTAATTTGTTATATGTATAAGTATATCTAGATATATTATATAAATATTAATATATATATTTTTTATATTTTCATTTTATATATACCGAAAATTATAATATATTATTAAAATAAAATCCGTAAAATAAACTATGAATTCTAACTCTAACTGTTATTATAATTCTAATGGTCGTGTAGACATTAAATCACCTAGTACTCAAAACTTATTTAATTTGTATGATAAAATACCTGCACATCAATGTACTACTTTTAGAAATCCACTTGAAGGAATGTTGGAAGAAACAGTACTAAGTGTTGCTTACTTCTCGACAGGAAATTTAGAGATAATTCAAAATGCCATTCGCAAAGGAATATATGATAAAACAAATGGACAATATATTATTGATAATCAAGATTGTGATTCATTGAAAATCATCATGCGTGGTGTCTTTTTAGAGCATTCTGCAAATTTGCCATATAATATTACTCAACAAATTGAAGAATTAGATAAAAAGGTGATCAATTTCTGTATACAACAAATATACAGTGAATTGAGGGGTTATGTTAAATATTTACATGATGCAAGTACATTAGTCGTACCTATTGCACCTCCTATAATGTCGTCTTTAGCGGATAAACAACTGGAATTGAAACCATGGTTTTAATGTTTGGTATGGTTTGGTTTGGTCGGGGATTAAATAGATATATTTTTTGACCAACACAAAATATATCTATAATATATGAACAAATATACATTTCCATTCAACAGTTGTGAAATACCACAAAAAAATGGAATTGCACAACCATATTCAACAACAATAAATTTTATTTTGTGTAGTGTTATTATATTTTATTTGTTGAATTCTAATAATTTGTATTCTAGAATGTTTTTGACAACCATTTTAATCTTCAATATAATTCATACATTTTCACATACTATACATCTCAATTTTTTAAAAAATGGCC